AGCTCGGCGTTTAAGGAGAATTAGGCAATGGCAATTTCAAGAGCGCAAATGCTTAAAGAACTCCTGCCGGGGCTTAACGCTCTGTTTGGTTTGGAGTATGAAAAATACGAAGACGAGCACACTCTCATTTATGAGACTGAAACCTCTGATCGTAGCTTTGAAGAAGAAGTAAAGTTGAGTGGCTTTGGTGCTGCTCCCGTTAAGGCAGAAGGTGCTGCAATCTCTTACGATTCAGCGCAAGAAAGCTATACGGCTCGCTATAATCACGAAACGATTGCGATGGGCTTTGCTATAACCGAGGAAGCAATGGAAGACAATCTTTACGATTCTCTTTCTGCTCGCTACACAAAAGCTTTGGCACGGGCTATGGCCTATACCAAGCAAGTTAAAGCAGCGAATCCGCTTAACAATGGTTTCACTAGTTTCCAATCTGGAGATGGTGTTACGTTGTTCAACGCTTCGCATCCATTAGTCAACGGTGGAACAAACTCCAACCGTCCGTCTACTGGTGCTGACTTGAACGAAACATCGCTTGAGCAAGCAATCATTGAGATTGCAGCGTTCACCGATGAGCGTGGCTTGTTGATCGCAGCGCGTCCTCGTAGCTTGGTTGTTCCTCCCGCACTGATGTTTACAGCAGATCGTCTGCTAGAGACTACTCAGCGCGTTGGCACGGCTGACAACGACCTGAATGCTATCCGCAATATGGGTGCAATCCCCGGCGGCTACGCTGTTAATCACTATTTGACTGACAGCAATGCGTTCTTCATCATCACTGACATACCAAACGGTATGAAGATGTTTGAGCGTACTGCGCTAGAAACGTCTATGGACGGTGATTTTGATACAGGTAACGTGCGATATAAAGCGCGTGAGCGTTATAGCTTCGGCGTAAGTGATCCGTTGGGAATCTACGGATCTCCCGGTTCTAGCTAAAGCTGACCACTTTGGTGGCTCTCTCCCCGACGCAACTTATATTGGAGGGGGCCGCCATTTCCTGACTAATTGTTTCACATGAAACATTTAGACTAACCCAGACAGGAGACTAAAATGGGTAATACAACTTTCAATGGAGCAGTTCGCTCCGAAAATGGCTTTAAGGTTATTTCAAAGAACGCCACCACAGGCGTAGTTACCGACGTAGTAGATATTGCTTCTACCGGAATCGTAACAGGTAAGTATGTAAAACACGTTGGATACGCCACAGGCGTAACTGTTAACACCACAGCGGGTGACAGCCCATCCATCGGTGAGTTCACTCAGCCTGCAAACACAATTATCACTGACATCAAGATTTTCTGTGACACCTCACCAGTTATTGGTACGGGTGACATTGGTTATGAAGTTGGTACATCTAGCTCTGGCGCACAGATTGTTGCGGCAGTGACTGATGAGATTTTAGATGGCGGTACAACTGTTGTTGAACACAACGTAACTTTGACTACTTTGGTTGTTCAGACTCAAAGTGGCACTACGGCTCCTGCTTCTGTTCAGTACACTTCTGCTGCAAGAACTATTTACTGCAACATTACCAACACGGTTGATGCTACAACGGCAGGTTCTTTTACGTTCATCATTGAGTACGTTCAGATAGCGTAATAGGAGGCGGTTATGGCTGATGCAGTAGCAACTCAAACTATTGAGGATGGCGGCAGCACCGCCATTTTCAGGTTTACAAATGTCAGCGATGGCAGTGGCGAGGCAGCAGTTACTAAGATTGACGTATCAGCCCTTACTGCTGACCCTATGACTGGCGCGGCTTGTACCTCTGTTGTTATCCAGAAAATTTACTATTCATGTATCGGCATGGGCGTAAAGGTATTTTTTGATGCAACTACCGATGTGCTTGCTTGGCAGTTAAACGCGGATTGGTCTGACACCCTTGATTTCACTGACTTCAGCGGCATCCCAGATACAGAAGCGAGCGGCACCACTGGCGATATTAAGTTTACAACAGTGGGTCATTCTAGTGGCGATGTGTACAACATCGTTATGCAGGTTCGCAAGAGATACTAGTAATAGCTGTGGCTAGAAACTACAAAGAAGAATATAAGGATTTCCATTCAAAGCCTGACCAGAAGAAGCGTCGAGCGGGGCGCAATGCTGCAAGACGCAAGATGGCTGCTGCTGGCAAGGTTAAGAAGGGTGACGGCAAAGACGTTCATCACAAGGATGGAAACTCCTTAAACAACAAGAAAAAGAATCTTCGCGTAGAGTCTAGGTCAAAGAACAGGGCTAGAAAGAAATGAGCTTAACTGACGCTGAGAAAAACAGACTCAAGAAGGTTGGGCTTACAGGTCTTAACAAGCCTAAACGCACACCAAGTCACGCCACTAAGAAGGCTGTGGTGGCTGTACGCGATGGTAGCAAGATGAAGATCATCAGGTTTGGTGATCAGAAGATGGGCCATAACTACAGTGCGGAGGCTCGCAAGAGTTTCAAAGCTCGCCACGGCAAAAATATTGCTAAGGGAAAGACTAGCGCAGCCTACTGGGCAAATAAGGTTTTTTGGAGCGGCAAGGGTGGCAGCAAGAAGTCTCCACCTAAGTCTCAAAAACAAAAGTTTGGTAGAAGCTAATGCCTATTAGTCGAGCGCAAATGGGCAAGCAGATCAAGAACGCGCCTGCCAAAAAGAAGCGGGTTTCCAAAAAGAAAACAAAGGCTAGGAGGCCGTAATGGCTGTAAGCGGTACATTTGCGTTTAACTTAGACCTTTCTGATGCTATGGAAGAAGCGTTTGAGCGTGCTGGCCTAGAACTTCGTAGTGGTTACGATTACAGGACTGCTCGCAGAAGCATAAATCTGCTAATGCTTGAGTGGCAGAACCGTGGTCTTAACTTATGGACTGTCAAAGAAGGCACGCAGGCCTTGACCTCTGGCACTTCAGCCTATGCTCTTGATGCAAAGATATTTGATATCATAGAGGCGTTTGTTCGTATTAACGCTGGCAGCACCACTACTCAGCAAGATCAAACATTGACTAGGATATCTGTAAGCCAATACGCGCATATCTCAACCAAACTTTCTGAGAGTAAGCCTTTGCAGTATCAGATTGACAAAGCGCCGTCGCAGATCACTGTGAACCTTTGGCCTGTGCCAGATAAATCTACCTATACATTGGTTTATTATTATCTAGAGCGTATAGACGATGCGGGTTCTGTTGCCTCAAATAACATGGATGTTCCAGCAAGATTTTTACCTTGTTTGGTTGCTGGTCTTGCATATCAACTTACGCTGAAGTTTCCAACTGCCAGTGATCGTTCTGCTGTTTTGAAGGCTGATTACGAAGAACAGTGGAACCTAGCTGCCGACGCAGACAGGGAGAAAGCATCCTTGTACGTCGCCCCGTTTATATCAAGTAGTCTGTAGCATGAGCGCCTTTGCAAGCGGTAAACATGCTTTTGGATTTTGTGACCTAACTGGATTTAGGTATCCATTAAAAGACCTTGTGCCACAAATAGTTGATGGCAGACCAACAGGGTTGAGGGTTGGAAAGGACGTTAATAGCCCTGATCAACCACAACTAAAACTTGGGCGCATAAGGATGGATGATCCTCAAGCTCTAAGAAACCCAAGGCCAGATCAAGGATTAGATGAAAGCAGGATACTGTCTTCGTTTGACCCTGTAGGTCAGGTTGGGCTGGAGATGTTTGGTAGCGTTGGCACAGTAACAGTGAGTACAAGTTAATGGCTTTTACATTTACAACGCTAAAAAGCGCCATACAAGATTATTTAGAAACGACAGAGACTACGTTTGTAAACGACCTGCCTACAATCATTACGCAGGCAGAAGAGCGAATACTCAAGTCGGTTCAGTTACCTGATTTCAGAAAGAACGCAACAGGCACAACTACGCAGTCAAACCCTTACTTGGCCGTGCCTTCTGATTTTTTAGCTACATACTCCCTATCTATAGACAACAGCGGTTATGAGTTTCTTATCAGAAAAGACGTTAACTTTATCCGTGAGGCGTACCCTGTCGCTACAACTACAGGAGTGCCAAAGCACTATGCACTGTTCAATGAACAAGTGTTTATATTGGGGCCAACGCCTAATGGCAACTTTTCGGCAGAGATACATTATTTTTACAAGCCTCAGTCAATAACGGTTGCGAGCGATGGCACAAGCTGGCTTGGAACTAATGCAGAAAATGCTTTGCTTTATGGTTCTTTGGTTGAGGCGTATACATTCTTGAAGGGCGAACCCGATCTTCTTCAGTTGTATTCAGCTAGATATAACGAAGCATTAGAAGACTTAAAGGCTTTAGGCGAGGGATACAACACGACAGACAGCTATAGATCAGGCGCTGTAAGGGCTGCTAGATAGTGTTGTTTGAGGCATCTACCCTTGAGATAGGAAGCGTTACTGTCTCTACTACAAGCAATAAAGGTCACAGCCCTGAGTTTTGGGCTGAGTCTGCTGCTAATAAGATTGTAAGCGTGGGTGGTGATTGCCATCCAGTTATAGCAGAACAAGCAAGGGCGTTTAAGCAATCAGTCTTGAAGGTCGTTGAATACTATATTAAGCAGGCAATAAAGAGTGACAGGACAACTCTTATTGGCGAACTTGAAGCACAAGGCCAGAGTGAAATGGCTGAAATTATTAGGAGATTGTAATGAGCATCACAACAGCTATGTGTACCAGCTTCAAGCAGGAGCTTTTAGAGGCAGTGCATAACTTTAAGAACTCTGGAGGCAACACGTTTAACCTTGCGCTCTACACAAGCAGCGCGACCTTAAACGCCAGCACAACTGCCTACACAACATCAAACGAGGCAAGCGGCACCAACTACACCGCTAAAGGAGCCTCTTTAACCCGTGTAGATCCAACTACCTCTAGCACCACAGCTTTTACGGATTTTGCAGACCTAACATTTTCAAATGCTACAATCACTGCAAACGGGGCGCTTATATTTAATGATTCTGCCTCTGGAGATCCTGCGGTGTGTTCATTGGCTTTTGGTGGCGATAAGACAAGCACTGCTGGAGATTTTACGATTGCGTTCCCAACAGCAGATGCATCAAATGCGATAATAAGAATCGCTTGATATGCTGTGGCTCAACAAGCTCAACAGAGGCAAATGACCGAAGAAGAGTATTTGAGATGGGTAAAACAGCAGCAAGATCAAAGTCATAATCAGTAGAGAGACAGAGATGCCAGCAGCAAAAAAACCAGCAAAGAAAAAAGCCAAATCAAGGGTTAACGAGGCTGGTAACTACACTAAGCCTGAGATGCGAAAAAGGCAGTTCAATCGCATCAAGGCTGGTAGCAAGGGCGGCAAGCCGGGGCAATGGTCGGCGCGTAAAGCCCAGATGCTCGCAAAAGCTTACAAAGATGCTGGTGGTGGCTACAAGTAATGACTCTCAAAAAGTCTCAAAAAAGCCTTAAGAACTGGACTAAGCAGGATTGGGGAACCAAGTCAGGCAAGCCGTCTACTCAAGGCAAAAAAGCTACGGGAGAAAGGTATCTCCCCAAAAAGGCTCGTCAGGCTTTAACAGACAAAGAATACGCAGCAACAAGCAGAAAGAAGAAAGCTGATACAAAGAAGGGTAAGCAGCACTCTAAGCAGCCCAAAAAGATAGCCAAAAAGACAGCAAGGCACAGGAAATAGCGTGTGGCAATTGTTAATGGCTGGGGCAGAGGAACTTGGGGTGAGGGCGCGTGGAACGAGCCTGATGTTGTCGAGCCTACGGGTGTCGCTGGCACAGGTGCTGTTACGACAGTCACCGTTGACGCAGAAGCAAACACCTCTGTCACAGGCATTTCTGGAACGTCAGCGGTTGGGTCAGTCACAGTTGCGGCAGCAGCCAATGCGCCAGTTACAGGGATATCTGCAACAGGGTCTATTGGCTCTGTCACAGTTACGGGAACATCTAACGTCACTCCAACTGGTGTCGCCGGTACGGGCGCTGTTACAACGGTCACTGTTGATGCAGCAGCAAACACATCGGTTACCGGAGTTTCTGGAACAGGCTCAACGGGTACTGTTACAGCCACTGGCGCGGCGATTGCCAGCCCCACAGGTATTTCTGCAACAGGGTCTATCGGCTCGGTCACAGTTACTGGCATTGGCAACCTCACCCTTACAGGCGTGTCTGCGAATGCGAGCGTCGGCAGCGTATCGGTTTCGGGCGGCTCAGTCGTTGTACCTACTGGCGTTAGCGGCACTGGCGCAACTAATACGTCAAATGTATGGGGTCTTGTTGATAACGACCAGACGCCTAGTTGGTCAACCATATCAACGAGTCAAACACCTAGTTGGTC